TTGACATTGACAGGAAAGTTACCATCTAATTCAATTCTATGATCTCTTGAATAAGAGTCAGCAGTTCTTCCAGTAACAGAAGTTTGAATTTTAGTAGTGTAACTTGATTGACCACTATATTGGATTGAAATTTTGTATTCAACAGTCGATCCATGAATATTTCCCTCATCGTCTGATCTTTGAATCTGTGCCCAAGTTAAAGTAACTATTACCGCATCAATACTAGAATCTGTTAATTGTTTAACTACACCATTTCCTGATTGAGTTACATCAGCAGTACTTACAGCTTCTGGCCTACGAGTCTCACTAGGTATTCCTGTTAATTTAGTTTGGTTGGCAGTACCAAAACGTGTTTTAAAAGTAACATCTGGAAAATTAAAATCACCAGTTACAGGACTGGTATTACTAGCACTCTCATTTAATACAGGAGTATCATTTAAAAAAACATCCTTTAAAGCAGCATTGTTGTATTCAA